CAGCAGCAGCCACACCTGCACCGACAGCGTTTCCAATTTCCCCAGCTCTTGCTTTAATACCACCCACTAAACTATTTATAAAGCGACTGGCTGCATTAGCACCGATAGAAGCTAACTTATCAGGCAACCCAGTAAAGAAACCGACAATGGTATCAATAATTCCACTGATAAAAGATGCAATGGAATTAAAAGCATTCGTGAATTCTTCTTTGATTAGATTAATTGTATTGATGACATTCTGCTTCCAGTTATTAAAATATTGAATCGCAAGCTGAACAAAAGCAGCAATGTGTGCGATAATCGATACAAGTATACTTGTAATTACAGCCATTATAGAGTTCCAAACATTCCCAACAACTTCTTTTATCAAATTCCAAGTGTTGGTCATATTCTGTCCAATGGAAGACAAAACTCTTTGAACAGTTGAAGAAATAGATTCCCACACTTCAATAGCTATTTGTTGCCATCCCAGGAAAGCATCACTCCAAAATGCAACAGCTCTGCCAATTTGAGATTCAGAGCCATTAGCAAAATTCATAATATCGCCAATTACTAAAGCCAATGCGATAATTAATAAACCGATTGCAATGGGTAAAAGCAGAAAGCCTAATTGAGCAATTACAGCAGCGGCACCCATAGAATACAATGCTGTCACGACACTCACCGCCCAACTTGCTATAGCAATAGCCTTCAATCCAATCAACCTAGCTCCTAAAATTAATAAAACACCATTCAGTCCTGATACAATCCCTTTTGCTCCGCCTAATTTATCAAATAGAAAAGTAAAGGCATTTTTGACCGCATCAATCTTTTCCTTAATGCCCTGAAAACCGCCCAGTGATATAATAAATAGCTTGGCTTGTACAATAGCTTGTTTTGCCACACCGATAAAAAAGTTAAGACCATCACCAAGTGCCTGTCCTATTTTTGTTGCATTATTTTTCCTAAAAATATTTATACTTTTCAATAACTGAAGAAGACCTGTTGCTGCTCCTGCTTTTAAATTGGAATTATAAACATCATCTGCAAAATTTTTAAACGAATCAGTTATGTTGGAAAGGATGCCATTAACTGTTTTTGATTGTCTTAGCATGCCACCTGCAAAATTAGCCTCAAAAATCTGATACAAGCCTTCTTCTATTGCCTTACCTTCTTTTTTGACTGTCCGTGTTATACCTTTAAAAGTAATTGCTACTTGATCACCTGTTACTTTGAACTGAAATCCTAGATTGCGTAGAATTCTGAAGTTGCCTGCTGTTGCATTAGCGACTCCTAGAGCAAAGGCTTCAAACGGTCGCTTCAATGATGAGGCTGCATCACCTATTGCCAAAAAAGCCCTTTTTGAAGTATCAAGTCCTCTCGCTTTAAGTAGAATAAAAGCACTGGTCAATTTATCAACTTCAAATGGTGTTTCAGTAGAAAAATCTTTGATAAATTCAAACGCTTTCACTGCATTTTCTGCACTGCCTGTCACTGTTACTAGACTCGCTCGTAATTGTTCAAAAGCTGCACCCGTTGCAAAAATAGATTCTGCTAGACCACTGAATATCTGAAATCCGCCAAAAGCAGCCATCTTAAGTGCTGCTTTTCCAACAGAAACAACCAAATTTCTTATTTTGTTAGTTAACAGATCTATACCGGAAGTATTTATTGGACCAATTCTTATTCCCTGTATTGCTTTTGCTTGAATAGCTCTTAATTTAGAATCCAATTGCGTCAATTTTATCCCCAATTGTTGGAGTGTTTGGCTTTGAGAAATAATTTTGATCCTTGCAACTAATTCAGCCAGTGCCATTTGTACGTACCTCTATTACTATCGTAAAGGCTGAACTATTGGGATTATTTTTTTCCCGATGGGAACTAAGGGGACTAACGTTTACCCCTACTCTTCTCCATGTCCTTCTCCATCTTCTTGTTCATCTTGTATTGAAGATCTTCTTCTATATCAAGGGCTTCATTGGCCAGTATCATGTCTTTATAACTCCAATGATTCTTTATTTCCCATGGTTGAGCAATGCCTTTGATAACGAGTCGGTAGATTTGCCAAGGGAGATCGGGGGGGATGGAAGTGGTTATGCTGTCAGATGATTTGCAAGAAGTTCGGTAATGCTTTCTAAAAAACCGTTATGCTCGATAACCTCCTTGAGCAAGAAGAAAATAGCATCATACTGTTTTATAAAAATGGCATCAAACATTTGGTTGACTGGAGTGTTGTTGAGGTAAACAACGGATAATAATTCTTTTACTAAGTTAGGGAATTCTTTTTTGTTCATATTCTTGAAGAACAAGGAGGCTGCATTGGAGAGCATATCGGAGCTAAAGGAGGACTCTTGTACTTTGGATTTAATATCCTCAAGAGCGTTTGTGCTGTCAGTAGCAACCAAAGCACACAGAGCAGGGGCGATGAGCTCACCCAAAACGGCTACATAATAAAGTCCTTTGGTGGGACTATGCAAGCCTATTTGATAGGTTTTGCCTTTATAGGTGACTGATTTAAGATCTTCGTTAGGGGTTGTCATCTTTTATCCGCCCAGATCGGCACTTCCTGCTAGATTCATGACCAATTCAGGAACCAGTATGACCCATTCTCTGGAAGGCACTTCATCTTTACCAGCAAAAGTAACAGGGGGAGGTTTCTCAATGAAAGAGGCGATTCCTAACACCGTATCACCTNGAGGCAATTCANCAATCAGGATATTAAAACTGCCTGCATTGGCTGATTCATCTGCTTTGCGGAAAGCATCCAGTACAGCATTTGAATCCGATGTCTTTTGGAGTGTCAGGGTAATAGTCCCTGATTTGTTATTGTTTTTAATCCGTGTTATGCAGCCATCAGCACCGCTAACCATTGTCCAAGTTGATTCATTGCGTTCTGCATTAATAAATTCGTCCTCGACAAATCCCTCAATCACAATCCCATTCGCACGAACGAGAATACTTTTGGGATCAAATGTTTTTTTACATGGCATTTCTATTTACCTCTTAAACCTGAATTAATCCGTTGATGATAATTTTATGGATACCGCCTGCATACGTGGCAGTGAACTCCACATCGGGTAACAATTGATTGGCTTTATCAACTGTTGAGACATCAGCCACTTTAGGAGCGGTAACAGTAAAATCAGTAACAACACCGTCATCAATACGTTGCTGTAGACTCGCTTCAATTTCTCCAACCAGTGTTCGTACACCTGCATCTGTATAGGGGATTTTTTCCACTCTCGTAAATAAATCAAAAATGGCTTCCGTAAGCCGTACCTGAAGGTAGTCAATATCTCTGACTGTATCGATAAAATCACCGCCAGACGTTTTTCCCTCTTGAGTGATCCCTTTGCCGCCCACTTCGGTATAAGTGTTGGCGTTTTTATCATGCACTGCCGATTTGGCAGTGTCATTGAGGTTATCAACTGTAACCCCTGCTAATTCCCGCAGTGCGAAACGACTACTACCAGGATTAATAGGAAAAGTGCGACCAACCCACGCAGCATCGGGATAGTCCGTGATATTTCCTTGGGCATACATCAAGGCAGCTCTGTTGAGAGCAGCGTTATCGAGGCGTTTTGCTAAATCGGTAGTAGATGAGGGACTATCAATTCCTGATTCATCGCTCCGATAGAAGCCTAATTTGATTTCAGCTTCCATCCTATTGGCTGCTGCAAGTATGGCTCCTTTATTGGTTGTCGTTAATAATAAACCATACCAGTCATTGTTTTCGTCAATAACATCATCAATGTCATCCTGAACAGTTCTTCCTGTGACAGTTGTGGCATTGGTTACTGTGGGAGGAGCTGTCCCAGTCACCGTAAATGTTCCTACTGTTAAGACCCATTCTGTGACGGCTGTAATGGTGATGAGATTGGTTCCGTTACTGACTGCTGTGACCACGCCTTCATCGGCTTGAATAGCGGCTGCGATATTGGCTAACGTGGTTGCATTATCGGTATCAAAAGCCTCGCTCACAGGAGTTGTATTAACCGTCCCTGCGACAACATGAGTTGCAGCAAGAGGACCAGAAAAAGTCAATGTGACAACAGTGGCAACGGCTGCTGTACGCTTACCAATAAGGATAGAGGGCGGTCTGGGGGTTTGTCCAAACAGCTTCTGAGCCATTTTGTACTCATCAGTACTGGTAGCAAAATCATCCGTAACACCTGTTAAATTAGTGTACTTTCTGGCTCTTTCTGCAAACACGGCTGCTAACCCTAAAATGAGAGGTAATCCAAAACCAGCAGCCGTTACCGCTTTTGTTTCTCTTGTAATCGTTACTTGTACTATTTCTTCAACACCCATAATGTGCCTCCAATTTAATTAAACACCGACTGTAAATATCCTTGTTCCAGTAGCAACCGTTTGTTCGATCTCTCCAGTGATTTCCACTTTATCAAAATATCCAACGTCATCAATGATGGTATTTCGACTATGCAGCATAATATCCATTTGAGAACGCTCTTTAAAACGATCTGCTTCAATAAATGTAAGGTCCCTAATTTCGCTTGTCATTAGAGCTAAACATTCCACCTCAAAAGTGGCATAAATAGAAGGCCGTTCCAGACCATCTTGCACTTTGCTCATTGATTTGAGTGCCTCTTTACCCCAACAATTAAGAGAAAAAATCACCT